CCTACTTTGAACATTTCACTATTGGTGATTATCTCAGCATCATCGGCGGGGCTAATCAACTCAGATACAGCTTTCTCCATAGCACCTATTTGTTCAAACGTCATTGCCGAAGGATTTTTGATTTTATTATCTTCCATCCACTGACGCCGTGCGTTTTCTTTAGGGTCTATAGATTTACCTTCGTTAGCAGCCGCCTCTTGGTTTTGAAGCTCTACGTGCATTTTTGTCCAAGTAGCTTTAAGAGCGTCATTGCCTTCAAACTTAGCTTCATTAGCAATGTAGTATCTAGTTAACTCATCTAAAGTCTCAATACCTGCCAATTCGCTGGAGCCACTTTCTGTTGCTTGAGCTTCTAATGTAGGCTTCAAGCGTAGTAGTGCAGCATATGCTTCTTTGTTATTTTCCTCTGTAATCGTACCGGAGTCGAGTAAAAGGTCTACTTCAGTAAGTGACATTTTAGAAAGGTTCTTGGCGTCTTGCCACCACTCTACAGAATTTTTAGCAATACTTGTTCTGCCGGACCATAATTTCTCCCACGCAGCCAAATCTTTCTCTGCCTCTTTACGTACAGCTTCGTCTGTAGAGGCCAAGCTTTCTGCAAGACCTGTTCTAGCTGCCCAGCTTGTGAAGGCTAAATCTTTAGGCTTACGATCCTTACTGTCTTTTTCTTTAGCAAGAGATATAAGCTTTTCTATTGTTACCATTTGTTCAGGCTTGGCTCTATCACCATATACTGCTTTAAGACCCTCTATAACACCCACATCTGCGCCAACCATTTTCTCTAGGATTGCATCATCCAACGGCCTGTTGTTTTGAACCGCATCAAATATAGTAATAGCGTTTTCAATATTCTTAACAGCCTCTGGCTTGTCGCTTGTAAGCTTCCAAAGTTCAAGTCGAGCTACTAGTACCTGTCTTTCGTCTTCTGACGCCAGCTTAGTAAATATCTCTTCAGGCTTATTCCAGAATGCACCTTCTTGCTCTATGGCTTGTTTGGCAACTACAAACTCCTTCAGTTTTGTTATGTCTTCGTCAGAGACATTCTGCCCACCAATACCTGCTTCCATCTGATTAATTTCAGCCTGAAGCTCTGCGGATGTCTTACTACGGATATCCGCTGTACTTAAGCCGCCGAAAGTCACCCAGCCTTTAGAAGATGCTACATCACGTATCTGTTGTGCAGTTTCTTCTGCATTAGGGTACTTATTAGGGAAGTCTCTTCCTTGCTTTAGAACCCTGTCAATCTCAGCTTCCCATGTACCTGCCTCAAGAGTACTCATATCGAACTCTGTGCTTGTGCCAAACAGATTATCAGTCTGCGTATTTAAACTATTAGCAGCCGTTTCTAGATTTGTACTAACAGATGTTTCAGTCTGATTTTCTGGGGCTGGTATATCACTGGGGTCTTCCTGATTTAAATCATCTACTTCAGGAACAACAGCTTCAGGCGCAACGCTATTATTTGCAGATACACCACTAGCTGGGCCATAAAACCCATCAACAGTCTTTCTAAAATTAGGGCTAGCAAGTAAATCTTGTACGCCCTTGTAAGTGGTGATGCCCATATCCTGTACGGCTGTAAATATCTGGTCATTCATGCCAGCAAGACCTGCCGGATTAGTAGGTGCGTTGGCGTATCCTGATGTAACATCAGCCATCGCACGGGTAATGTAACCTTTAATCTTCTTATCGTTGGCATCTTTAGCCGCCTGTTTAGCTGCCAATGCTTTTCGTTCAGCCGCTCTCTGTTGCTTTTCTATAAGGTCTTCCTTACGGCGCTGTTCTGCTTCAGCCCGAATACCAAAAGTAACCTGTTCAGCAAATCCCATAAAGCCATATGGATCGGGATCAGCCTTCTTATAACTACCAGACTTTAAACCTGCCCGTACAGTTGCAGCTTCACTTTTAAAGCTCATCTTCAGGCTCCTCTTCTACCATAGGATCAGTTTCTGGAGCGTCTGCGCCACCAAGCATTTCATCTTGCTCTTCTGAAGTAGCTACCATCTCATCTGGCATACCCATGAGACCGCCCATAACGGCCTGTGGTGATACTTCAGGCTCTTCAGCAACTTCTTCCGTATCTTCTTCCTGTTCGACTATTCCTAGCGCCTGTTTTAGCAAGGTTGGCGTTATGACGATTTCATCTTTATCCCGCACACCCATTTCGTAAGGCTTGCCTAAGTCTTTAGCGATAATCTCAACATATCGTGCTACCGGACCAGCAATAATAATTGCTAGATCAATAGGCATTTTACCTGTGGATACGGCCTGTAGCAGTAGCGTAGACACGATAGTTGATACTTGTGCGTCTATATCCAACATCGCAATCACCATTTGAGACTGAAATGGGTCATCTATTCTATTAATAATGTATTCAACCGCAGGGTCGTAATCTACGATATCAGGTGGCCTGTGCCATGCGTAGTTTCGGGTATCGGCTAATAGGTTAGCACCGGGGATAGGTGAACTATTTCTCATCTTTTTCTCCCTTGTCTTTCTCGACAGGCTCACCAAGCAGTTCTTCTTCTAACTGGTCGAAATACTCAGGGGTATGAAACAGAGTTCCTTCCTCTGCCACTTCAGCCAACTTAGTTGGCATCTTTCCCTCAAGGAATTTTTCTATGGATAATTTAACTGCGTCTTGAAACTGCATGTCTTAACTCTTTCTTTTAACCGCCCAACCACCAAGGTTTAGAACCTGCGCCTAGTACTGCCCCACCAATGGAGAGAACAGACTTCCAGAAGCTACTACTGCTACTGCCGCCTTGCTGACCAGCTTGTGCCTGAAGCTGCGCTGTTAGTAATAGTAACTCGCGCTGTTGATCATTGTCGGCTGATTTCCAAATGTAGTCTAACAGACTATCTGCATCATCCCATAAAGCATTTTGGGCTTCTTGTGTGATATCTAGTGCATTTTTAATATCAGTGCTAGCAGCGTCAAACTTATTTTGATTGTTTGTTGTGGCTACGTCCTGACGCCAAGTAGCGTTCATCTTATCAATATTATACTGCATATTAGCAACGTACTGTTGCCTAGAGTTTCTCAAGTCGGCTAAAAACTCAGAGTTGTCGTTGATTTCACCAGCATTGAACTTCTTAAGCGCATTGATTTCTGTAGCGTTATGACGTTGTATTGAAGCATTTAACTCATCGTAGAACTTAGCCATGTCATTCCGGCCCTCTGCCGTGAACAAGGCTTGTGCGTTAATTGCCTCAGTATTCTTAAACAGAGCGTCTACCATAGCCTGTTTATTGATTACCATAGCTTGCTGTTCGTTTGTTAGATTTTGTAAATCCATCTCTAAGAAGGCTTTGGCGTTCTGAACAGCGGCTGTCTCACGGGCGTCTAAGTTACCCATTTCAAACTGAGCTAATATCTTAGCTTTGTTAATAATCGACTCTTGGCGATTGTCTAGGTTCTTAACTGTGAGTGTTTGGAAGAATGCTGCTTCTTTGTCTGCTACACCAATAGTAGCTTCCATAATAGCATTGGCGTATGCTTCTGTAGCCGCAGTGCCTGTCATGCCGCCAAATGCAATGGTCTGTTGTATCCCTCTTAAATCAGCTTGCGCCCAAGTAGGTATTCGTGCATTACCATTGCTGTCTTTAAACTCCGCAGATATTAACTTTATCTGACCCATCAAGGTTGCTTTATGGTCAGTATAATTACCCTCGCCTAATGCTTGGGCCAACATCTTACCTTCGGCTGTAGAAGTATTAATAACTGTAGAGATATTCTGGGAAGCAAAGTTATCTAGGCTATCGCCCATAACCCCTTCGCCCTTAGCCTCTGCCTCTACATCAATCTGTATGTTGTCGGCGTCTACAAGATTGTCACTGTCTATTTCACCAGTAACCCCTGTCGCCAGCATGTCATCTGTTATAACATTTTCTGTAACATCATATGTAGCAGCTTCTGCATTGGCTATGCTATCTACCTGAACACCATCCGTTACAGTATTAACATCAGGCATGTTGATATCATCAAGACCCTCAAAGTCTCCCATGACTGTGCCTTCAGCGTCTGCATCAAGTTCTGGTACATTGTCTGATACGTTAAGGCCACGATCTTTTAGGTACTTCATCGCGTTAGCAATGATTTCTTCCTGAGTACCTTTGATGTCAGTAAAACCAGCGGCTTTAGCCATCTCCAGTACTTTGTCGTAGTCACTCTGACCAGTACCTGTACCATCACCAGTTGTGGGTTCACCAATACCTGCGTTGGCATCAGCGTACTGTTGAATTTCGTTATTATCGTCATCGCCACCAGTGTTCTGGCTAGCTGTGTACTGATATGCGGTTTGGTCAGATAAGTTATCAGGATCGTAGTTAGGATCACTATACTTATTACCGTTCTTATCTACGGGTAAAGACAGGGTATCCACCATTTTACCCTCAACAATACTAACCTCATACGGCAAGTTTAGAAAGTTATATGAATACAGCATACCATCGCCGTTATCATATACCTGATTATCTTTGCCGTTCTTATCTTTATATGTACCAGACGCTTGGTTTTCGGGATCAAGGCCGTTTGCCCAGCCTGTGAGTGCGCCCAAGGCTTTAGGTATTAAACTTAGACCGCCAGTGAGACCAGCACTAACAGCCGTACCTACAGTGCTACTAGTCTTGTATGTACCTTTTAAAGTATCTTCTTCTTTGTTGTTAAAACCAAAGTTAAACCCACCAAAGGGAATAGTCAGGTTTTGGTTAACCGTTATAACATTACCGTTGTCCTGTGCTAACTCTGGGTTAGCGTCTATTAATGCCTGAACAGTAGTATTGTTTTTCTGTGCGATTTCAGAAAGGGTATCGCCCTTAGCCACGGTATGTGTCTTGCCAAAGATAGAACTACCCAAGCCACCTGTAACGTCACTAACTGTGTTGCTTACTATTTGTCCAACACTGTTACTACTACCGTGTCCCGAAGACGTAGAACCTACTTGTGCGTTGTTATTATTTTGACCAGTACTACTACTGTCCATAATACCGCCGCCAATAACTTTGTTGGTATTTGTATCAACAAGTGTACCGCCTTGGTATTCTTTACCATCGCCAGCGGTAAATGCGTTTGCAACACTTTCTCCAAAGCTATTGCCGCCACCAATATTTTCAGACCACCAACCCATTAGAGATTATCCTTCTTATTTTCACAGGCTCTAATACGATCCCGTAGCTGTATATAATCGGTAACGGCAGTTTCGATAGCATCACTGTCTTGCGGAAGACTTGTTAGTTCTTCTGCCAGCTTTTCGTTGTATTCTTTTGAGTAGTCTGCCATTGGGGGGCAGTAGACCTCTAGGTTGGTCCTATAGACCGTTCCCCCGCAGCCGCTCAGTAAGAGACTTACGATCAGTAATGTTGTCGTTTTCATGCTCTGCCATTGCCTTATAAAAGTCAGTAGTTTTTTTCTGTGCTTGTAGATCATCCTTAAGCACTTTGTTTTTTTCTTTAGACCGTCCAGTAACCTGACCCATTACGTAGATTATAGGTAAGGCTAATGCCAATGCACCTATGATATAGGTCTTTATTTTTCCAAAGACGAACACTAGTGAATGCCTTCTTTATTGTCTTTGAACCGTGCATATGCTGCCAGCGCAATGCCCCCAATAGCCAGTATTAGGAATATTGTTTTAAGCATTGGAGCATAGCTTACTAAACCCTGTATTTGACCAGATACTTCGTTTAGGGCTGTTGCTGCGCCAGCAATACCTGCACCCGCCATTGTTTTGGACTTTGCCAAAGACTTAGGTGCTTCTGCGGTAGGCTTCTGTGGCATCTCTGGCCCACCCTCATCAGAGGGTAACTGTGCATCACGGCTAAAGACAGCGGCCTCTGCCGCACGGCGTCTAGTCAATCCGCGCAGGGGCTGTAACTTACCATCTACACGGGCCTTGTTCCACCGCATGATTTGCTCTGGACAATCATCGTAATTTCCTGAGTTCAATTTTTTCAGCAAAGTTGATGACTTAAATGCACCACCACCTAAGTTGAATACGAATGATACCAGAGCATCATACTGCCCCTGTGTCAGTGGTACATTAACTAGTCGTTTAACAATCTTACCGTGTTCGTCTAAGTCTGCTATTAGACGCTGTTCAGCTTCTTCTACTGTGCAGCGCATACCAGAGCGGATGCCTTTAGTGGCTCCGTAGCCCAGTGTCCACTTATTTGCCGGACATCTATACGAATGGACTAAACCATCATCCTTCAGTTTATGTAGACCTTCAAACTTTTTAACAAGTTCTACACAATCTGGGGATACGTTTGTTGGATGCATATTGTTACCTCGTTGTTGCGTAAGGGGAAGCAAATCCAGTGCTTGGTGCTGCGTTAGACATCGCCGGACTTAAATTACCCATTGATGTATTGGCCCCTTGAATAGTACTTAGTTGCGCTAAGTTATTAAGACTTCTGTTAATATTCATAACCTGATCACCCATGCGATTTCCTTGGGCATCAAAAGAACGCAACATTAAATTACCGTTGTCATCAATGGCGCGGGATACAGTAGTACCATTCTCCATTACAGAGTTTTGAATTAAGTTACCCTGATCATCAAATGCTTGACCAAGCTGTCTAAATTCATT